GATAAGTCATTGTAGTTTATAAGGTGTCATCTAACATATCATAGGTATCCTCTTTTAAAACATACATATTTTCATGAAATATAATATTAGGATTTAAACTTAGAATATTTTCGATATGTTTTTTTAATTTAGCATTCTCTAATAATAAATTTTGATTATTTTTACTTACATTAGCATTTTCATTTTTTAATTTTAAGATGTCCTCATTATTTACACATATTGAACATTCCAATTCACTGTTTTCATATTCTAAATCTTTTTTTGACGCTTCTAAAATAGCATATTTTAATTCTAATTTTTTTATTCTATTCATAACTTCATCCACATTTTTAATTAAAATTACTTTTTCATTTTCAGTTTTTTTTATTTTAGTATGTAATTCATTATTTAAAATATCTAACTTTTCAATTTCATTTTCATTATTGATTTTTAAATTATGTATAGATTCTAATATATTTTGATTATTTACTTGTAAATTTTGATCCGTAGGTAAACCTAAACAATTTAATAATATAGTTTGATAATTTAACATACTATTATGTATTTGGATATTTTGAATAATATTGGTCTTATTATTTAAAAAATTACAGATTTCATTAATATCTAATTGTTCAATTTGATATGTATTCGATATATCAGATGTATAATCTAATTCTAATATACGCATTTGTAAACCATTCATAAGATATGAAATATGAAATCTACTTTCTAATATTAATATTTTGTGTATTATCATATTATTTGAATAATTAGAGATAAAATCTTTACTTGAATTTCGTGTTTTTATTTTTTCAGATTCAATAATATATGTATTTTCTAGATTCATTAAATTAGATAGATTAATATCATGATCAGTATAAGCATATTCTAATTGAGTTAAATAATACTGTATATTATGGTCTTCTTTGTATTTGTCATCTATAACTGGTTTCTCTAATGTTTTATAATTAATAAATAGTCTGTGAACTAATTCTTCTAATTCATTGAATCGATCCATTTTTTTTGATAATACCTTTATATTTTTATGTAAGGATTTTAATCTTAAGTAATTAATAATTGCCATATTATCTTTACTTACATCTATAATTTGTTCCGTTACTGAATGCCAAACGATTAGATTATCAGTCCATTCCCATCTGTCTGCTTCTATATCAAATCTATACCATATAAGACCACGCCAAAATCCGTCATTATAGACTATATAGCCATTATCCATTGCTGGAAAGCCATTTTCTAATTTTTCTATAAAAATACTTACATTTTTAGACATATAGGATTAATCTTTATTTATACTGTATGAAAATAAAAATATTATCTACTCTATTTTGATAAATAATAATTAATAAATATATATATAATGAGTATATTACTCGGTAACTGTAATAGTAATATAGATAATTGCTATGTAAATTGTAATAGTAAACAAATTGTCATACAAGATATAAATAATGCTTTTGTAACATTAGGTATTCATGTTATACAAGTAAATATCAATCTAGATGAAGTCATCTGGATGAGAGATTTATATGTTCCAATTGATAATATATATTTAAAATGTAATCTAACTAAAAATAGCACCATGAATACGGATAGAAGTATAGAATTTGACTATATTAAAAAATATTTAAATAGTGAAAAAAAAATTATAGAAATATCTAGTAATATTTTATTTGAAGGTGGAGATATTATTCAGGAAGGAAACTACATATTTGTAGGTATAAGTAGTAGAACAAATATACAAATTGTTCCAATATTACAAGAACTATTTCCCAAAAAAAATATAATAGCTATTCATCATAAAGCTTTGCATTTAGATTGTTGTTTTAGCATTTTAGATAATACACTCATTTTTTATGATAGTAAATATATAGACAAGTTATCTCTTCCTAATAAATTTAAGATATTTGATATATCTTTAATAGCAGACAGTGGAAAATATATGGCAACAAATTTTGTACAAGTTGGTAATACCTTATTAATGTCTAAAATAAAAAAAAATGCTACTTTTAGAAAAATTTTAAGAGATATTGGTTATAAAATTATATTAATTAATACTCAAAACATATGGAAAGAAGGAGGTAGTATTCGATGTTTAACGCAGTGGTTATAAATCAATCTGTTATAGAAATGATTCGTCTACAATCCAAACTAATTTTATATTAAAGACGTGTAAATGTTAGTAATCAATTCATTTTAAATCTTGATTACAAACAATTGATAATGATTTTACGATTTCATGAATGTATAGAATCTTTAAGATAGTCTTCCCAAATATTTTGAATATCACATTCAATTCTTTGTTGTAATAGAGTATTAGGTGCTTCTATTTTTTTATTATTCATACTCTTTAATAATAAATAGTTTAATGCTAACATTTTTCAGATGTTTATATAATATTATATAATTCAATTTTTTTTATGTGTTAATAAATATTGTTCTTTATGTAAAATCCAATGTTGAATCATTTGTATAATTTTATCTTGTAAATCTTCTGCCATTAATATATCAGGAGTCATTCTATTTGGATGTAGATTTATAACACAACATTGTTCTATTTGAATACCATAATGTTTTTCTAATAAATGTCGATATAAATTTACTTGTAATTGATAATGCCATCCATTACAATCTTCAATATCATTACAAGGAAAATTACCACATTTCCCACCAAAACTATTTCTACGTAATTCATTACTACGTTTCCAATCGATGACCCAGTATTTTCCTGTTTTAGGATTATATCCAACATAATCAATTGACCCTGCCAAATCATATTCAGCATCATAAATTATCCATTCTGTGCGAAATGTTTCTAATCCTATTTGTTTCATCCAAGCATAACATTGTTTGAATAATCCAAATTCTTCTTTATTTGATAAATCCGCATGTGGTAAAGTATCATTTAGATAATCCTCAATATTTTTATGCATAATAGTTCCTGCGCTAGTTCCAACATTCCACATTTTTTCGATATCTTCACTAGTCATACCATAATATTTACTACCAGGTTTTGCTTTTTTAGATAGCTGATCAGCTGCTTTTTTACTATCAAACTTATCAAAGAATAAATGTAGAAAACCTGTTCCACTAATACTTATTGGATTGCCAAGTAAATAATATATATGGGTTGGTTCATCCATATATATAAATTCATCTCTTGGATGACTATTTTTTTTAGATAATAACATGTAATAATATCTTTATAATTTATTCATTCATTTCAATTTTTATATAAATGTAATAAAAAATTTGATGGATGAACCAGAAAATATAGCAAGAACAATATTTTTATTTATTTTCTAATACAAATTGTTTACGTTCTTTTTCCTTTAATTGAATTATATCGGTCATTTCTAATTGTATTTTATTAAAGTCATCTATTGATAGTTCTTCTCGTGTATATGGATGAAATGGATTCGTTCGTAATGCGCTCTCTATTACATATTTATCACAAAGAACTGGTTCACTTCCAGTCATTGGTAAATATCCAACTTTAAGAATAAATATACTCTGTATAGGATCAATAAATTCGGTCGTTATGTTAGATAATTTATTAAATAATTCTAATTTTTTTTGAAGTTTCGATTTATCAAAATATATTAATTTATCATATTGGTGTACATTATCACAAATAAGATTAGTAAAGTAGTTTACAAAATCGGGATTTAAAGAACATATTTCTAATATTTTAGCAAATCGAGTTGTAATAACAATATCTAGATAATCTTTATAACCATTCCATATATTAATAATTACATATGGAATATAATGAACTAAGTGACAATTAATAACATTCGTATCTAATTTTATAAAATACTTGATAATTGTTAAGAAATAATGAATTTCATTTGTCAAAGCATCTATCATTTCATTTGAATATTGGCAATCAGGTTTAAAGATTTCAGCTACGCATTTATTCATATATTCAAATATACTTACAATAATAGAACGAACTATTTCAATGTTATGATGAATATAATGCCGTATAGATTCAAAATCAGCATTTTTTTTTACGTTTTTGAAATAGATATGAATGAATGATAATAATCCAATATAATTACTGGTATGATCATTAATATTACATGCTCCTAACTTATATAATTCGTAAGTATCATCTATTAATATATTAGGAATTTGTTGATCAATAATATGTTTTATAAGAGACTTTGAATTACTGCTATTTAATATACAATTTAAGATATCAAATCGAATTGTATTTGAAATCATTTTAGATAAATATAGTTTATTAATACGATAATTCATAATTACTTTAACAGTATCACTTTTTGGTAAACGACAAATATTTTGAATAATTCCAATAATATTATCTGGATATTTTTTTAAATATTCTATATCTTCCTGATGATTACGTTCTATACAACATTCAATATTATCCAAAAAACATCTAATAAATGGTGTAAACGAATCTATTTTATTTTTAACATTTTCTATCATTAATTCCATATCATGATTATATTTATGTATTTGAGCATTTAATATAAATATTTCCAAAGGACTGTTATTTGTAGACTCTTGTTGTTGTTTTAAATATGTTATGATTTTTTTACAATGATCCATTTCGCTATAATAATGACTTAGTAAAAATTGTAATACATATGCGGATTGAACAAATATTTTATTGAAAACAGGATGTTTAATAGACTCATCATCTACAATTGTATCAAAAATTACAGGGGTTTTAAAGATAATATTATCGTAAAATTTAAAGTATAATCCAACACCATTTTTAGTTCTTTGATTCGTAAAGAATTTATCAATTACGTCTTGGAAATTAAATAAAAGTGTTTCCAGTTGTTTTTTACTAGCATTTTTTAGTTCAAGGATTTCAGCGACTTCTAAGTCTTCCGTATCATCTGGAATATATAAATTAGCAATCCATGATAAAATTCCATTGGCAAGATATTGGAATCCTTCCTCCTTTTTCTGATTACATAATTTCAATACAATATCTGGCTCATATTTTTCTACAAATAAATTATCTATATTTTGTGACATGTTTACTTTATATATTTTTATGATATTTTTAACTGTTCAATTTTTAACCGGAAAAAATTGATAATTTGTACCTTTTTATTATATATTAGTAAAAAGCAAATATGACATTTCAATTAGTAGAAGAATTACCTAATATTTATGGTATTGAAAAAAATGGTAAAACAAAAGTTTGGTCTGCGCGTATCTATAGTAATGGGGTGATTGCCAAGGCGGAAATAGAGTATGGTCAAATCGATGGTAAAAAACAAATGAATGAGCGTGAATATAATGTGGGTAAGAATATTGGTAAAAAGAATGAGACAAGTCCACTACAACAATGTATTGCTGAAACTAAAAAAAAATGGCAAGACAAGATTGATAAAGAATCATATACTTTGGACCAATCTGGAGAATTTCAAAAAGAAAATCCAAAAGTATTTCCTATGTTAGCTCATATTTACGACCCATCAAATATAAAACATAAAAAAAATAATATCGAATTTCCATGTTATGTTCAACCTAAATTAGACGGGTTACGATGTATAATGTATATTCAAGATGGTCAAGTAATAGCACAATCAAGAACTGGTGGGTATTTCTTAACAATGGAACATATCTGTAATCAGTTGAAACCATTATTTTTGAAAACACCTGAATTAATAGTTGATGGAGAATTATATACAAATGAAATACCATTTCAAGAATTAGCTGGTTTAATTAAGAAGAAAAAAATCAATGAACTAACCGAAGAAGAACGTATAAAAATAAATTATATAAAATATCATATTTATGATGTTGTTAATGATAAGCCTTTTGTTGAAAGATATGCTTATATTTATAGAACTATACCAAAATTGAATCCGAATAATTATGTAGAAGTTGTATCCACCCAATTGATAAATAGTGTTGATGAATTTAAAGAATTATTTAGCGAGTACATCGGAGAAGGATATGAGGGTATAATGTTGCGTAATATTAATGGGAAATATGTTCAAAATTATCGTAGTTATGATTTACAAAAGTATAAGGATTTTGATGAAGCAGAATTTCCAATTGTTGGTTTTGAAGAAGGTAAAGGACGTGATAAAGGAACAGTTGTATGGATATGTAAAAATGCGGAAGGTTTATCATTTAATGCTCGTCCAATGGGAACGTTGGCTTATCGAAAAGAATGTTTTGAAAATGCTCACCTTTATATGAATAAACAACTAACTGTTTTATATCAAGGAGTAAGTGAATATAATATACCCAGATTTCCAAGAGGAAAAGCAATTAGAGAAGGTTATTAAAAAAATATAATATATCATATTTTTTTAATATAATATTATAGTATACATATGCCGAAATCTAAAAATCATAAAAAAATCGGAAAAAAATCAAAAAATAGGATACATTACAAAAGTAAAAATAAAAAAATGTTAAAAGGTGGTCGACCAATTAAAATTAAAGGAATTCCATTAGTTCCAGGAACAGTATTTCCTGAAAATTTTGATTTTAGAGGTTATAAACTTACTGGTATAGATTTATCAAAATGTACTTTAATAGGTGCTAATTTTAATCAAGTAGATTTAACAGATGCTATTTTAGTTGAAGCTAATTTAACGGGAGCGGATTTAACTAACGCTACGTTAAAAAATGCGGATATCAGATTAGTTAATTTTACAAATGCTATATTAATAGATGCTAATTTAAACAATAGTGATGCTAGAAATAGTGACTTTCGTAATGCTAGCTTAAATAATTGTAAATTAAAGAATACAACTTTATCTTTTGCTAAGTTTACCGGCGCTAATTTAAGCAAAGCCGATTTAACAGATACAATAGCAATTAAGGTTAATTTTGGCAGGGCTACATTATCAAGAACTATAATGGAAAAAGCTGATTTACGAAATGCTAATTTCGAAGAGTCTAAAGCTAATAATATTAAATTTACTGAAGCTAATTTAAATGGATGTAATTTTCATAAATGTATATTAATGCACGCATGGGTTATAAAAAGTAGTTTACAAAATAATCTTTTATCTCAGGTAGATTTGACCAGCGCAGTTTTTATAGATTCAGATTTAACTAATGCTAATTTAACAGGTGCTGTTTTAGATTCAGCAATTTTAATGAACGCTAAACTAATCAGAGCTAAGTTAAATAGCGCAATATGTATTGATTCTTTATTAGGAATTTCTGATTTTACAGATGCTGATTTTACTGGAGCTAATTTAACAAGAGCTAATTTAACATATGGCAATTTAAGTAAATCTAAATTAACATCTATTATTTCAAAGAATATTATAGGTGAACGATTGATATTACCTGATGGGTATTCATTAAATGAAGAGCAATCGATTATAGGTCCTGATATATAAATCTTTATTTTAGAAAAAATAATTTACAAAA